CATGCCCGGCATCAAGGCATATTAAAAATTCATTTGCTTTCATGTTTTATATTTTTAAGGGGAGAAGAAATTAATCAACTCCCCTCGGCACTAAGGTAGCGATTCTGTCTGCGCCTATAACTTAAACCCGATGAGTGCAAAAGCCGCACTAATCAATGATAGCTTTGCAGGTAATTTCACTTCAATTTCCTTTCCTGCACACTCTCTGGATGTCTCCTTAATCTTGTCCCAAATGATTTGAGCCAGTTGAATGTATTCTCTCCATGTGAATTTTACTTTATTGCCTTCAAGATGAACATTTATCTCCGAGGCTAACTCCGCAAAGTTCATTGAGTAACAAGCCACGTCGCCCATAGGTGACTTTATTCCATCTGCATTTTTAAGGGCATCTTTTAAATTAGTTTGCATATTATGTTTTTTTAAAGTTTCTAAAATCATTGAATGGGTTATTATTTTCTCCATTGTTTTAACGTCTGAAAAATCTAAGAATAATTGTACCAATATTTGTTCCAGTTATGGACTTTATATTTTCCGAAATACTAAACAATTCCGTGGCTGCAATGATGAAGCTTACAGAATAGGTGATTTGCGATGGCAGTTGAAAAGTAATACTTGCCCCGTGAAAAATCATTATACCGCAGAAATAGGTTACCACCTTTTGCGATGTGCGATAAAGCCCTTTGCTTGTTATAGGCTCTCCCCTTTTCCTTGCCGCCATGATTCCCGTGACCGTGTCTGCAAAAACAACAAAGATTGTAAATATCAAAAAATGTTTAATGGGTAGGAAAAACGAGAATAGCACTCCGCAGCAAATCGAATAGGCAATGCCATCGTAACCAAGTTTAAAAATGTTGTAGATAACTGCTTTCATTATTCAAGTTTTATTAACCTTACATCACCATCCACCGTTGCAAACTTGCCATCAGCATATTTGTACAAGTCGTATTTAACACCGTTAAATGCAAAGGAAACTTGATTAGTAAATGTAGATAAAAGTAGATTTGTTGAAATGGAATACACCTTGCCATTGTCTGGATTAAAGATTAAACGTTTGTTTACATTTAACTCAATCTTACCATCAATAATTTCACCGTTAAAGTTTAACTTCCAGTCTCCGAGAAACTTTGCCGTGTCTCTTTGAGCCGTTGTAAAATACACAGGCTTACCACTTATTTGAACGTGCAAGTCATTGTAGTAATTAATCCTTTGTACAGTTTTGCCTTTAGTAATTAAAGGTTTAGCATGAATAGCTAACGTGTTGCTTTGCCTTTCAGCATCTGTAACAAGGCTTTGAATGGCAGTTGCACTATCGCCCAATATTTGCTTTGAGCCTGTGACTGTTGAATCCGACAAAGTTGTTTGCTGAATAATGTAGTAAATGTTTCCTTGCTTTTGGATGTACACCGTGTCTTTGACAACATCTTGCGCAAAGGAAAACAAGGGTAGGAATAAAAATAGGTATCTCATTTTATTTATTTTCGAGGTTAATAATTCTTTGTTCAAGGGCTTTGATAAGTGCTTGTTGCTCTTGTATCGCTTTGGTTAAGATAGGGATGAGTTTTACGGAATCCATAAATATATCACTATTTACTCCTGTACCAACTGCTTCGGGTATAATATCGTTTACATCTTCTGCAATAAAACCAATATCATATCCTTCCCCATATTTATATTTGTCTTTATAATTAAATTTGTAAGGATTTAATAACAATAAATCTTTTAAACCGTATGGTAAATTTTGAACATCATCTTTTAATTCAATAGAGGATGTTCTTACCAATACACCATTTACATCTACTTGTACGTTTACTGGATTAGACGCATTTGCTAAATCTCTTAAACGTGCAGTTCCATTTACATCTAAATATTCTGTTGGAGCATCCGTTCTTACCCCAACAAGTCCTGCACTTGTTATTCGTACCCTTTCAACTAAACCACTTCCGTCACTTGGTTGTGTATGAAATCTTAATGAACCAGCCGCATTACCAGATGTTGCATTTTCTTTATAACTATCTATTGCTGCAAATGGTTCTGCTGCTGTTGTACTTTTAAAACCACCAAATGTAAAACCACCGCCAACACCTGTATTAAAAGCCGTATTATCAAATAATGTAATATGCCAAAAACCAGTTGCTGATTTTGCATTGGTTGCATTTACACTAAATGGAGATAGAGGCGCATTTGTGCCAACTCCTAACCTACTATTTGACCTATCCCAAAATAAACCAACAGCCGTATCAACGCTTGTTCCATCGCCATGTAAAATATAACCAGCTGGCATGGTTGTTCGATTTGTTCCCCCATTTGCCACAGGCAAAGTTCCTGTTACTCCCGTTGTCAATGGCAACCCCGTTGCACTTGTTAAAACACCGCTTGAAGGAGTGCCTAAGGCTCTGCCACTACGGTAATAATTTGTAAGCATCGAAGCCGTGTCGCTTATGTTTAACTTTGCCGCAAATCTTGATACAAGGTTTAGGCTTGTTGTATCTGAACCTAACTGTATCCACTTTTTACCACTTGCTGAAGCCTTGTAAGTGTAAAGATTTATGTTAACCGTATCAAGTACAAAGTATGCAGCCGTGTCGCTCTTTGCGGTCAATGTTGTATCAGCCGCCACACCCCGATAAATCAGCCCATCGGCACTTGTCTGTTCTCCAAGCGTTATCTTTTGATTGCCATTGCTCGGATACTGTGCCCATGCAAGGCAAGGCAAAAGGAAAAGGAAGAGGGGAAGGAGTTGTTTCATGTTTATGTTTTTTTTAGTTTGCTTGTAAAATCCTCCAGTATGTGCCATCACTAACCAATACTGCAAATTTTGCTTCTGTACTACCAGCTAAAATAGTTGTAACAGCAGGAGTAGTACCTAATGCAAATGAAATTATATTAGATGTTGCAGACCTTACAAGTGTAGTAATACTGTTTTTTACAACAATTTCTTTACCTGTATAATCTGCTGCATTTGGAAGAGTTAAAGTAACAGTTCCACTATTATGTATATCAACATATTTATCAGTTGCAGGCACTGTTATTGATGTACCTGTATATCTTGTATAATTACCTGTACTTGCAGACAATGTGCCACTTGCTAAAGATAAGCCACTACCTACTGTAACTCCAACCACCTGCCCTGTGCTACTCCTACCAATAACACTTGTAGCAGTTCCAGATACAGATGATAAAGTAACCGTACCACTAAATGTTTTATTTCCTGTTAATGTCTCATTACATGATTTACAAGCTGCGCCTAATTCATTCCTTGCGTCTGCCGCATTTGCTCCTCCTGTACCACCGTTTAAAACAGGCAAAGGAACACCGCTTAATGATACCGCTAATGTGCCGCTTGATGTTACAGGGCTGCCAGATACAGATAGAAAGGTAGGTACAGTCATTGCTACACTTGAAACATTGCCCGTTCCTGCACCAATAGCAGTTCTTGTATCGTCTGCATTTAATAAAGTAATAGTATTGTTAGAATTAACTTTTATAAATTTATCAGAAACACTATTTGTTAATGTAAAAAGTGATATACCACTTGTTGTACCTCCTAATGTTATTCTTGCATTTGCTTGAGTGGTTGCACCTGTACCACCATTTGCAATAGGTAAAGCATTACCACTATATGTCAATGCCAAAGTGCCGCTTGTTGTAACAGGTGAACCGCCTACGTTAAATATAGAAGGAGCAGTTAATCCTACACTTGTAACAGTGCCAGAGCCTCCTCCGCCTCCGCTGTATTGTGGAATGTTTAAAGTATCACCACTTAATGTAGCAGCTCCACTTGTTCCTGTTGTAGTAAGTTTTATAGTATTTTGTTTACCGTTAAATGTATTCCAATCTGTTGAGGTTAAAATACCGTTTACAGATGTACTTGCATTAGATAAAGCATTTTGCTTATTATTAAATGTAGTCCAATCCGCAGATGACAAATAACCTGGCACACTTGCCGATGCAGCATTCATTGATAGTTCTGGAGTTGTTGTATTATTAGTTATGCTTATCGGAGTACCTGCGGCTGCCGTAACAGTTGTTACAGTTCCTGCGCCAATGGCAGTACGAAAATTAGCAGCAGATAATGCCGTAACAGAGTTATCAGCATTGAACCTTGGAAAGGTAATAGCAGAAGGATTGGTCAAAGTAAACATTGATTGACCTACCGTTGTGCCGCCTAAACTTGTTCGTCCTGTCGCTGCTACTAAACCTGTGCTTCCACCATCCCATTTTAATCTATCTGTAAATGCAGTATTCCAATTACTTGAATTATTTGTAATTGATGTTGTCCATGTTGTGCCTGTTGATAGGGCTATTCCAGCCTCTGGATAAATAGGATTTCCAGCCTGAGCCGAACCGACCGAACCAATACCGCTAACCGTTGCAACCGTATAATTAGCACCTACTTTAAAAGATGTCGAAACAATGGTAATTTTATTTGTGTCAGTTAAATTATATTGGTCATTGTTTAAAAGTTGTCCATTCCTAAAAACCAAAATATAAGCCTTTAATTGAATAGGGAATTTTGGCGTAATTGTCCAAGTCAAAACACTTGATAAGGCTGGTTGATATTCTTGTTTTAATATTTTAATAGTATCATTGCCAATAGCAACATCAACTATACTATCCCTTATCCTGGTAAATACTGCTGAACTATCTAAAAGTATTGTACCAGTTGTTGTTATTGTTCCACCACTTAATCCGTAGCCAGTTGCAATACTTGTAACTGTACCGCTACCTTTTGTATCTATTCTATTTGATAATGAAGCCGTGTCGGTTGCATTTAATTTTGATGCAAACCTTGTAGTAAGGTTTAATAAACTTGTATCGGTTAATTCCATTAATACAGATAAATCAGCAGACACTGTACCCGTGGTTGTTATTGGGTTAGGTGAAACAAGTATTCCCGTACCACCTGAAATTGAAGTAAGGCTTCCCGATCCTCCGCCACTACCAGCACCGCCACCACGGGGGAAAATCACCGTATAATTTTCACCTAACTTAAAAGCCGTCGAACCAATGACAACTGAAGCATTAGTTGGTATAGTGTATTGAGTTGGCAAAAGTATTTGACCATTGCGGTAAACTTGCACTACTCCCGTACCACCGACAACTAATGTGTCACTTTGCGTCCATGTCAAAGTTGAAGTCGTAACCTTTTCAAAATCTTGTCTTGCGTAAAATCTGCCACTTGTATCCGCGTATGCTTTGGTTGCGTAGTTGGCTAACATTGCAGCCGTATCACTTACTAAAAGTGCTTGAGTAGTATCTCTCCATAATCCACTTTTATAATATAAACTTGCGTTTGTAGAAGGTGATGTGATTGCAACATCATGAAGTTCATGCAATGCATAACCCGATGCCACACGAATTGAAATTGTACCATTGTTTGAAGATGAATTTATACAAAAGCCAATAGGCATATCAATGTTTGGTGCAACTGGCTCAACATCTGTCCAAACACCAGCAGTAGTTGGCGAAGGATAAAGAATAGCACCAGCCGCAAAGG